CCCGTATTTAACGTGGCAGGAACGACAAACGGCCATTAGGTTTTCTATTGTATCGGCTTGTTTTGAACCTCCCATACCTCTTGCCTCGATATGGTGAATATCTACGGCCTTTGAACCGCATACCTCACAAGGTATGAAGTCCTCACGGCCATAGTTAAAGTAATCAAGATAGAGTTTGGTATGCTTCTTCATTACAAGTTGTTGAGTTTGTCCCAAGTTCCTTCAAATCCGGGCATATCCTTTTTACGTTCGTGGTATAGGAGGCTTTTCATATCCTCCATAAACGTTAGGGGAGTTGCCCAATCGCATTGCCCGATTCCGCTCAAGCGATTTTGAATGTGGTCAAGTATTTCTTCTCGTGTCATAATGTTGTTTGTTTGTTGGTGTTTCTAATTTCTTTTACAAGGTCAAGACCGGCAATCTCAAAACCAACGTTACCTGCTTTACTGCGCATAACTACCGGTTCTTCCATTGGCGTTGGTCTACCACCCGTTTCCATTTCCTTTACCTTGCGAACGTGCAAGTGCGAATACATCCAATCGGTTGGGTGTTGCGAGTAACGGTGTATTACAAGGAAATCCGAAGCACGGTTCACCCACTTACCGCCACCTTCCGAATCAGCAGCCATTGGTGGGGCTGGAAACCCTTCATAGTTTTGTCCCTTCTTGTTTGTACGCCTCAAGGCTTCGGTAACTGCGTGAGTGTTAAGCCATATGCTAACGTTGTTTTTTGAACAAAACATACGCATCATAGTAGAAGCAAGATAGTCGTAGTCGTGGCCCGTAAGACCGGCCATTGCATCTTTGTCCTTTGCAAGAGAATTGTACGGGTCAATAAGGAATCCATCATATTCCCATTCATCGTGTATTTCTTGCGCTCGTTCCAACAGGCTTTTGTAGGTAAGCAAATCGCTAATGTCCATTATAACAAAGAATTGTTGCAGGTACATTAGGCTTGTTTCAAAGCGTGCTGCGGAAAGTTTCTCAAGCACTTCACCGTTGTAATACTCAATCAGCTTTTTCATAATTGAGTACGGCTCGTTCTCGCTTGAATAGATAAGCCATTTGATACCGTGCTTTAAGGAAAGCAAAAGCATCAGGTAAATAGTGAGGCTTGTTTTCCCCACGTTAGCGTGTCCAAGTATTATGTTGAAGTTTCTTGGTTTGAAGCGAAGGAATTGGTCTATGGCTTCGTGACCAAACTTGTAACCTTCCTTAACCCGTCCCTCACGGACGGCAAGTAAATCTTCGTGTAGTTTGCTAAAATCAATCGTATTCTTCATTGTCGTTCCCTAATTCTAATCTACGCAACATTATCTCGTATTGCTCTCGTAGTTCGGAGTATTCCAGTTGTAGTCGGTAGTAATCAACTGCGAGCTCCTTGTACGACATATCTTTGCGCCACAATGCTTCTTGTAGAAATTTCTCATATTCTTCCATACCCAATTATAAAAAAAAAGGGCGGACTAAACGCCCACCCTCTTGGATATTTTAGAACGGTAGGTCATCATCACTCATTGGTGCTGATGGCTGCTCACGGTATTCTGCCGGTGGAGGCGTGGTTTCTTCGGCTTTTGGAGTAATGTTTACCCAATCGTTAAAGATATCTGCTACTTGCAGAACTTGATTGGCTTTCAGTCCCATACCTGAACAATACTCTACGGCTGCTTTTAAGGCTACCTGACGGACAATTAACTTGTCCTTTGAACCTCCGCCTCCGGCTGAAGGTTTGTAGCCTCCTGAACCACCTCCGGTGTAATTGCTATTAGGGTTCACACGTTTGAACCTTGATTTCTCAACGTCATACGTGTAGTTAAATTCCTCACCGGCCTTCGGCTCCCAAGTCTTTGTGAAGATTGAACCGCTTTGGCCGTTGTCTAACGATAGTTTGTAAATGTTGAAGTCGTTCCACTTGCTTTCAAACATTACGTCTTTGATAGTTGCTGTTTTCATATTTGTTGTTTTTAATATACAGGATTGATAATTGTGCCGTTCTCACTAAAGAGGTTGTCTCCCTCCCAATGAATGGCGTAAAATAAAGGTGCGCTTTCGTCGTATATATCATCATACGACCATAGGGCTTCCTCAACACAAAACACATCACCAAAGTCGTTAAAAACGTATCCTCCGGTATTGTAAGGGTTAAGGTCTAACTTTTTAAGGTGTTCTGCTGATAGTATCTTAATCATAATTCAAAGTATCTACGTTCTACATACGTTGCTTCGGCCTCAAAGCCTTGGTCAGTGAGCATATGCCATATTGCAAGTGCATCATTTTCAGCAACCCATTTCTCGATTTGTTCCCTTGTGTAAATCATAATTTGTGGATTTTAATAAATTGGTTGATTAAATCTTGACAGGTATCGTTTCCGATACCTTTTGCATCGTAATCCCGATAAATATACTGACGGGTCATTGCAAGTTCCTCTCTTAAGGCTTTGATTTCCGCCTCGTAGATTTCAATTAGTTGGTCTTTCATAATTATTAACAGTTGGTTGAACAAGACAATGTTAAAAAAAAGATTGTTCTCAACAAAAAAAAAGCATAAAAAAAAAGATAGCCCCACCGAAGTGAGGCTATCCAACCAACTAATCTACAAGGGAACTAACGTAGATATATTTTAACTATTGAAGTATCTTTTTTAACCGTGTTATCATACGAGAGTTTAATCTCTCCAAGATATTTAGGGGAATCATTAGGCAAAAATCCAAGGTCAACAAGACTATCACAAACAAACTTTGAAACCATAATACAGTTATCAAGGTCATACCGATAGTTGCAGCGGATATGGAGTTTCGCAGTTCCGTAAGCATTAACATCATAACGGTTAAGTTCGCTTTCAATTTCTTTTTTCCATTTATCCTTTTGCTGCTTTCGGAAAGTCCAATGACGGCTGGAGTAAAAGGCGTTAAGGGAAGGAACCTTACCAACGCTGATTTCAATTTCATTTGTCCATTGCATCTAAAAGTCTTTGACTTTTTTCAGCATCATACTTTCCAATCATCTTGTAAATATGCTTACTGATATTGCGAATTTCCATTTTCACCTCGGGTGTTGCTTGGCTATCATTCCAATTAGCGTGAAGCGAAGTGTCAATCGCAAGAAGTGTGTCTACTATTCCCATTTTATCTTGTCAGTTTATAAGCCTTCTAAAGAAGGCTATTAAACTAATTATAATTAAACTAACTATAATTAACTTAACAAGGTCAAAGTTAGACAACTTTTCTTGGTACACAACTTTTGGCACTAAAATTTCCTTTTGTATCCGGATTGTATCCGGAGGACATTCAACTTCAATCGTAAAAGTATCGTGAACGACCTTTAGAAGCGTTTTAACGCCATTTTGATTAAAAACGAGGGAAGTGTCTCGGTTAATAACAAAAGTCCCTTTAGAAGGCCTTATTGGAGTTATTACGGTTGTGTCTACTATTACCGTTTGATTTTGGACAATGGCCGGGTCTTTTGCAATCGCACGTTTCAGGTGATATGATGCAGAACAACTTGTTAGCATCAATAGTATAATTCCTACGCTTAACTTCCACAAGCCTCGCATTCGTCAGGGTTTTCTAAATTACAGGTTGGTTGTTCTTTTTCAGTGAGTTCGTTGATGAATGCGTCAAAGTCGTTTTCCATTGATAGAGTCTTTTGAGAAAAATAATGCAAAGGCTACACCGAAGAACGCTCCGGCTTCAGTCAAAGTTGCTTTTTCCAAAGCAACAAGAACAATGCCCGATACAAATAACGCAATTCCTGCGATTGTTGTTTTGATATTCTTAAAAACTCTATCTAACATTTTTCAACCTTTCGTTTTCCTTCGTTAAAAAGTGAACCTCCGTTCGCAAGGCGTGAACTTCAGCAGTCAATGCCAATACTTTTTGATTGCTTTCTTCAAGCAAAGACTCTAAACGGCCAACACGAGCTTTCAAGTCATCACGGTACGCAAAATCCTCACGACGGTCAACTTCCTTTTCTTCTTGTTTGGCCTTAAGTCTTGCTTCCCAAAACTTCCAAGCTGCACCACTTGAAAGTGCTGCTACTATCGTAATTATGATTCCTTGTTGTTCCATTTCTTATGGTAGTATTCGGTATAAACTCTTTTTACGCTGCTCAATGAAGATAGCCACAAGACCACCCAACCCCAATGCGATGCACTGGTAAATAAATAACCCTCAAACGCATACATTGTTACAGTTGTGGTGAATACAGTTAACGACAAAACTGCTGCGTTCTTTCTCATACTGATGTTTTGTCGAGCAACGGCAAATAACTGATAGAAGCCTACGCACATTCCATATATTTGATAAACAGGAATCCAGCCTATTTCAATTATTGTTGCAGGAAGCAACAAGATGAAATTCAACATCCCTAACATTATCTCCGTAGGCTGACTATCGGCATACAGGAATATCTCTCGAAGGTTATTTAAACAACGTCTTACCATCTTCTATATCGTGTTCTACGACTTTCGTCTTTGTAAGCCGTTAAAACTTCTTTTCTATTACCTGACTTTTTATAACTAACGTGAACCCAATCAGGGTTTTCATTTGTGCCGAACTCCCAAATGAGTTGGTCAAACTCAAGGTTCTCTTTTATAAAATAGAAAATATCTCCGTTGGAAATTCCCCCGTAAATATCACCGTCAATATCAATAGCTTCCCCTTTGGAATGCTGCGACCTTGTGGAACCACCTATAAGCTCGTTTAAGGCCACCGAACGGTATCCGGAGGACAAGGCCAAGGGCTTGTTGAAATGTTCTCTTATCGGCTGAAAAACGTGCTCGGCTACGAGCTTGAGATTCTGCAAATGCTCTTGGGTTGGTTCGTTTGCAATCCCGTGCTTTATCGCAGTAGCAGACTTCGTCGCTTCCACAAGCGAAAGGTTCTTGGATAGCATCATTCGTCATCAATCAAATATATTGTGCCTATTCCTTGTGCCCACAAACTACCATCACAACATTTGCGTGAATAGGTATTCGTGTCTTTGCACAAACAAGCCCTACGGCTTCCCTTTGGGGAAGTCCGTGAAGGTGTTTTGTCGTTATACAAGCTCATCCTCACTTGGTTCAGGGAAGTATTCAGGATGTAGACTCTTACAAGCCTCTGTCCACTCACGAATAGCAGAACTGCTACCAAAAGTATGAACACCCATAGGCGCACACCATACCATAGCAGAGTCCCAAGATTCTACAGGCTCACCATCCCACAATACATCAATGTGGTAGGTAGAAGATAGTACAGGTGCGGTGAGTTCGTTTCCTTCCTCATCGTATGTACCTTCGGTTTCTACCAAGTGTCCAAGATGTACGATAGCGTGGCTATGAGTTGGGTTACCTTCCTCATCTACGCCTAAAGCGTTAATCTTTGTAGTGGCTGCTCCTTTAGAGCCAAAAGAGTATTTTCTAAATGTTTTCATAGTTATATAGTTGTTAGGTCAATCGCCTCTTGGTCAGTTAATGCAGATGCAATGGATAAATATGATTTACAGAATCCTTCAAAATTCAAAGCCCCATCACCTCTATCAAATCTTATATCAGTTAATGTGTTAGCAGAAAAACTACCTGCCATAGTGTTATCCACTTTCTTAACACCATTTACAAAAACCTTAAAAGAGTTGCCGTTCCAAACGATAGCATATTTTGAATTTACACTTGGGTCGTGTAAGATGTTGTTATCTATCTTACTTCCTCCAATGCTGCTAAAAGCATTTATATTAGTCGCATTTTGTGGGAGTGTTAAACATATTCTATTAGAAAGAGTACCATCACTAAAAGACATAACACTAGCATAAGAAGGGTCTATTGCAATACCCTCAAAATACAATGCTCCTTGTTCGGAATTAATTAAAGCACCTTCATCTTCAACTTGACAAGTTTCTAATACACGAGTCACACTACTCCCATAGGTAGGGATGTAGGATGTTGCGTAGGGTGAACCGCCTCCTGCTCCATTATCTTCTAATTGCAAACCATAGAAATAAATATCACCTGCACCACCTCCTCTTATTGGATATACCCTAACCGAAGTACATCCAACAGGAGTTTCAAATGTGTGAGTAATTCTTTTCCATTCCGAAGTAGAAACTGAATAGGGAACATCTACGCTAATAAATGCACCATTGCTTAAATCATATACCGCCAACTCTGGAGTTCCTAAACCACCATCTTTAGCATAGAAACTAAAAGTATAGTCTTTTTCAGCAGTTACAGAAATTCCATAGTTTGGATATATATAACCTGCTGCTGCAGTATTAGTGATTTTAGATGCGTTATAAACACCTTCAGGAGAAATAGTGTCGGATGTATTAGATTCAATAGTAGCACTTGAATAGGTAAACCCTCCTAAATACTCACTATTTACCAAAAGGTTGTTTCTTTGTGGCTCTAACAAGAGTGCAGGACACGAACTATCCGTATAGTCCAATCTTGGTACATTATCAGTAATACCTACCTCTACGGCAGTAGTAGTCGTTTCTATGTAGTCTCTTGCTACAAGTCCTTCTTCGTATTGTGCTCTCCAAACAAAAACGCCAATAACATCATCGCCTAAATAATCGGTAACACCCGCATTTATTCTAACGATTTCGTTAGCGGATGCATCGGTTTTTGTAATTGAACAACGATACCAATCATTTGCAAGTGCCTCTACTGATGCAATTATGTTTGGTGAAACGCTTGATAAGGAGCCATCAGTCAAATCAATAAAACAGCCACTTGTACCAATCCGCAACCAAGCGTCTGTAATTTCCGCTTGTTTCAAATAAACTGAAAAAGTTTTTACCCCTGATGAACTTGTAGTTCCTTGGTCTACTCTATGTTGAGCGTTAACGGCAGTAGCGACTATTTTACTTGCAGTTAAAGTTCCATCGGGTGCAGTTGTAGCGTTTGGCGTTACACTTGCGTTAACACCCCCCCAAGGCGTTGTATCAAAAGTATTACTCTGCTTCAACAGGTTTTGAGTCTCCTTCTCTATAAACCCATCTGCATTAACTCTCGTAGCAGCACTTGAACGAGTGAAAGTAAAATCACCATCACCACTAACAGGTTTTTGCGAGTAGACCTTTCCTGTTTTAGTTCCGCTTGGTATAAGTACCAAACTTGATTTGTCGTAT